AGCTGCCCAGTATTTAATGCTAATATATTTGGGGTATACGCTAATCATACCCTACCATCATCTATTTCAGCTAAAACAAAGGTAGTTCCCATCTGGTAACCAGAACCTATACCTTCTGATTTGAAAGTAAAATTAATGTTTCTTCCTTGTTTGCGTTCATTAATAGCAGGTCTAATAATATTCTCTACTTCTCCATCCTCAGTCAGGTTATAAGTAGCTGTTACAGGAGTGCTTGCAGGATATTCATACGTATTGATACTAACAGTCATCTTTATTTTTTTTGTTCCGACAATATTAGGCTCTATTCTCTCTATACCTATGTTGTAATCAATTCCTGCCACCTGTTTTTGTGGGTTAAAGGTAGCATAAGAAATTATCGGCGTGGTAAAGAAGGAAGGAATAGCTTTAGTTTGCTGGTCTGGTGCTTTATAAAGATTGACCTGATCGTTTCCGACTTCATGTTGCCAGACATAACTGTTATTATCATCTTCGTAAGGACTCAGGTTTTTTCCTACAGTATACATGTTACCGCCAGTATTATCAAAATAACCCGCTGCCCTTTCTATATCCGTATCATACCAGGTATTATCTACAACATTGTAAATAACGGCTCTGGTGCATCCAACATTAGCATCTTTCTCCTTTTCAGGGTAGAACCACCATATTTCATCTCTGCTTACGTTTTTGACGCCAAAGACCTTTTGGCGCTTACTCATATCAATAGTATCAAAAAAAGTCTGACGATTAAGATTGTTTTCAAGCGGAAGAACTACGCCGTTGAATACAAAAAATCTTTGTGTTCCAGGCCAATAGAATATTCCGTCATATTCAACTACGCTATTTGAAGATAAAATGGAGCTATCCCTTGATAATACCTTTTTGCTAAAAGAAAGGTCATCAGGATCATCAATAATCTGATTATCGCTACCTGTAGTATTGCTAATAAGAACAACGGAGCTGAGTGTCCAGAAGATTATTGTTGGTGCATTTACCCCTCCTCTCCACTCTGCGCCGTAGATTACTTTATCGGTGCTAATATTGATGGAATATTTATCTTCAAAAAATAAGAACGGACATTGCAAGTTTGTTTTTTTATTTGATTTCTCTTGTGAGGCTGAAGACCATCTAATAAGTCCATTGTTGCCGTAATAAAATAATCTATTTCCAACGTAAAGCATTCCCCCTGTGGCTTCTTTAAAAATAAAACCATCTTCTGTAGGTCTCGGCTCTTTATAAGACTTGATAGTTCCATTAGCGGCATAAATTGGAACTGGAGATGCTTTAAAATTTAATTTAAAAAAATTATTTTTATCTGGTTGTCCCTCTATTATAGGGTAATATATAGCGGATTTTCCAAAAATAGTATCGATGGCTTCACTACTGTTGATATTCAAGTAATTTTTCATACCTAAACACAATATTAGCTCTGTTTTAACATTGTCAATAATACTTATCACTACAACAAATTGTGTCAAGATATTTGTAGGATTAGTGAATTTCTGAATATAAGTGTTGGTTTGAGAATCCTTACTATAAGTAGCATCTATTACGTTATATTCATCATCATTATTATTCAGAGAAACCCCGACTAAAATATGTTTATTCCCGTTACTATCATAGTATATAAGAGCTGCAGTTGGAGTAGAGTTAGGTGGTAGTAGTTCAGGCTTTGTGGATCGATTTATTACATAATTTTTCATTCCGCCTATATTCTGGGGTTGGCCTCTAAAAAACCTTACCCATTGCCCCCGCGTGCAGTAGCTTCCTTGAAAAAATGAACCATCACGGAGTATCCCAGGCTTATAGGTAATAGGAAATATCTGTTTTTGTGTAGCCATAAATTACCCTATATCTCTTTTTACACTGCGATCGATGTAACGATCTTTGGTCAAATTATTAGCAGACGTTAAGCTTTCTTGATATAATTTTGTATAGACAGGCATTCTCTGATCATCCTTTAAATAAATAAGAGCCTCTAAAAAGGCGGCATAAAATAGAAGATCAGGGTAATAGTCTGTTAGTATGTTGTTTGTATTAGTCGTTGTAATTAAATTAGGTTTTCCTATGTAGGTTATTTGGTAATTATATTCTTTATCCGGGGTTGGAACGATCAAATAATATTTATAAGGACTTACGTTTTCTTGTCCCGGTTGATAATCTGAGTAAAAGAGGGGAGGATTAGCAGGATCGCTTGAATTAACGTTTGGCCAGTAATTTATACAGAACTCGTAACTTCTAGGAAACAGGACAACGTTATTGATAAAAAAGTTATCTTTCGAACCATAAATTATTGAGATGGTTTCCTGCCAATCGGCAGATTTTTCAATAGTGGCATTATTTACCTGAAACTTTTTAAGCTGTGTAGTTTTTTGAAAACCTGTGGTATTTAACTCCTTCCAGATTTTCTGCTGAGCCATCTCAATAAAGTAAGGAATAGCGGCAGCAAATTCAATGCTACCTCCTCTATTGGCATAAGCTATTATCTGAGCAGTAAGATTCTGATAATTCATCATAAAATCAACCAAACACAAGTTTCTATTTAATATTTTCGTGAATTAGTTATAAACTAAAAACTACTCCATAGTTTAGACGCCTATGGAGTAGTAATGAAAGCTGTTTTTATATACGTATTTATTCTTAAATATTAATTACAAAGTATATAAAACTGCCGACATCGGTTGCTACAGTTGAATTAACTGTAAAAGAGCCTGCGCTTGCAACAGCGCTTAAAGTACCGATACTTGCTACATCGTTAATATCTCCAGTTCTAGTTAAAGAAATTCTTGAAGATGTAGTAACTATTGGTGCTTCTACTATTACAGTTCCATCGGTTAATGTACCAATACCAACATTATCACTGCTAACAGTAAAAAGAGTTTTAGAACTGGTGCTATCAGTAAAAGTAGGTACACCATCCATAGCAGAAAATATACCATCACCTGCAGCAACAGTTGGAAGAGTACTACCAGTAGCATCAGCTAAGTAAAGAGCAGGGATAGTACTTTCGGTATTGCCGATATGTAAACCAGCAAGTGGATTATCAGTACCGATACCGACATTTTGACCATCACCTAATGCTACAGCATTTGAACTACCACTAGCGACAGTATTACCAACACCAATATTATTATATTCTATATCAATGGTGGTAATGAGTTGACTTAAAGTCATGTTATTAACCTCATAAAATTATGTTAAAAAATATCTTAAATCCTTGATTTATAAAATTTTAGGATTTAAAATGAACCAGTCAAAGTTATCTGTATCGTTTTCAGTGGTTGAGTAGACTGTAAAAGATATTTCATTAATAATTGATCCTACTGTTAAATTTCCTGTTTTATTTACAACTTGCGGGATTCCCAGTCCCGCATTTCTTGTAACGCTTACTATAGAGTTTGTAGTAATTGCTGATGTTTTAATAACGACTCCAGTAGTACCATTTAGGGTACTTTTTCCTGTAGTAGAATTATTGATTACAATATTAGTATCTACCCAAGCCAAATTTCCATAACCGTCAGTACTTAGAACTTGATTAGCTTCTCCTGCATTTGGAGGTAAAATCAGTGTTAAATTATTTTTTTGAGCAATGTTTGGCTCTAATGTTAAATGAGTAGTATCATTAACATTCAAATTTAGACGCAGACTAGTTACATCGCTAGCAGCAGTAATGTCTCCTTTTGATACTAGAGTACCTGCTGAAACTGTACCTTCAGCTACAAAACCTCCATCAGTAATAAAGTCATCTGCTATTACCTGACCTTTAACGATTGTTGAGTTACTTTCAAGATAATCAAAAGTCCCGAGTTTAGCAGTGATATTATCACTTAAATTCACAGCAATATTCCCTGAGGTAGTAACAGGACTACCAGTGATGGTTAAGTTACTATCAGTGTTTGTTAGACCGACAGAAGTAACAGTGCCGCTTCCCCCTCCGCCTCCTCCGTTATTAACCCAACTAGTATTACCCTGTCCATCCGTAGAGAGTACTTGCCCTGATGTTCCTAAAGTATCTGGATAGGTTAATGTTAGGTTTTGTTCTTGATTAGGATTAGCAGCTATAACTAAATAACTGTTATTATTTCCAGATAATCCAAGTTGATTACTGGTAATGTTTCCTATGCTATGGATAGAATTAAATATGCCATTACCATTACAAGAAATATCATTTGCTGTAAGCAACCCGTTAATAGTAGTATCTTGCAATGAAGAAGGGCTTTCTGTACAAGTGATAGTTTCAAAGACCGGATTAGGATTTTCCTCGTTAATAGAAGAAGAAATAACATGCCATCTGTTATCACCGGCATTAGAAGCAACCAGATGCAAGTATCCACTACCATTTAGAATTACTGTTTGAGTTCCATCTATACTATCAAGGCCGACAGCGTTGATGGTGATTTCTTGACTTTGATTCTCTTGATATTTCAAAATTAATTGACGATTTATATTAGAAGCAACGGGAGGTAAAATGATTTGCATACTATTTGCAGCAATTATCATTACGTCTTTATCTTGTACGATATATTGTTCTATTGAAGAAAGATAAGTAGTAGGAATATTTGCTATAACTTCAGCTATACTTAAGCCTCCGTCTTTTATGTTTTTGGAGTTTCCTTCAAATATAGCAATTCGCCTGTCAATCCCTTCTTCTATAGAGGTTACAAGATTTGTAGAACTAATATTTGTATTTTTTAAAGTAACTCCCTGTTCATCATTAAATGCAACAAGATTATCAGTCATAGCATTAAAACTATTATCTGAAGTAATCATTTTTATTTTAGTTTTCTTGTTTTTTCTCATATTTCAGCACTTACACTTTGAGGATTATATAGGCTACGAGTTAAATTTTGCCATCCGCTTTTAGTACTAATAATAACTGTATCGTTTGTACTATCATAAACAATCGCACCAAGGGCGATTTCTTGAAGATTCTGGATTTCGTCAGCAGTTAATACTGGGATTTTAGGTTCTGATGCTGGTGCAGATATATTAGTGCTATCAAATTTGTAAATTGATCCTTTGCTATTGATCATATACATAGCCCCATAATCATTTCCCTTTTTTGCAAAAATAGCGATATCATTTGCTCCTGAAGGAGGGGGAGGATTATTACTTGTCTCATTCAAACCAATAGCACTGTTCAGGCTTAAGGAAGTATTACTATTCGCTATATGTAACGGATATCTTGGAGCTGTAGTTCCGATTCCCACAGTACAACTTCCAATTGTTCCATATACAGCACCCAATACTATCGAATTACTTTGCGAAACTTTTGCATTATAACCTATCGCAATTGCATTTGTTAAACCTGATACACTAGCATCTGCATTAGCACCTAAAAAAGTGCAATTTCCATACGATGATTGGTTAAAACCGGCTTGGTATCCTAATGCAGTATTATTTTGCTTACTACTCGTTAATTTTGAGAATGCTTGAGAACCAATTGCAGTATTATTTGAAGACTTAGAATCTATAACATTTAAAGCTTGATAACCTATTCCTAAGTTGTCATTAGAATTTATCACTGGTAATACTGTTGCTTTTGGAAGACTTGCATCGGCTTGAGTAAGTAAATAAGTACTATTAGCAGAAGCTGTAGTTATCCAACTAGTATTACCCTTTCCGTCGGTAGATAATACATAACCAGCCGTTCCGTTAGTGTTAGGTAAAACAAAATTAGTCCCAGAAGAAGGAATCGTAGTAGGTCCTGAAAAGGATACATTATTACCACCAGATCCGGGGAATTGTATTGCTTTGGATATAGTAAGATAGTTACCCAAAATTACATTAGACTCAACTGAATCAGCGTTCACATTATTAGTATTTAGTGTAGTAATTGTTAATGCTTTACTCAACTGCACAGAGATACTACCTGATGTAGTAACAGGACTACCCGTAATGGTTAAGTTGTTGTCGGTGTTGGTTAGGCCTACAGAAGTAACAGTGCCGCTTCCTCCTGTGTTATTAACCCAACTAGTATTCCCTTGTCCATCCGTAGAGAGTACTTGCCCTGATGTTCCGATAGTGCTAGGTAATACAAAATTTAAGTTACTACTTAATGCTGATGAAGCACTTAAACTAATAGCTTTATTGTTACTATTACTTAAATTTAAAGTATTAATATTATTAAGATTTTTATTTAAATTCACAGCAATATTGCCCGAGGTAGTAACAGGACTACCAGTGATGGTCAGGTTACTATCGGTGTTTGTTAGACCGACAGAGGTAACAGTACCGCCAGCAATATCATCAACCCAGTTAGTATTACCTTGTCCATCAGTAGAGAGTATCTGACCTTTAATTCCTGAGCTAGTTGGAAGTGTAAAATTTAAATTACTACCAAGACCATTAGGAGAGCTTAATGTATAACCATAATTATTAGTATTATTTAAAGTAACGCTTTTTATAGCTAATTGCGGTTTTAAATTCACAGCAATATTCCCAGCTTGTGTAACAGGACCACCAGTGATGGTTAAGTTACTATCGGTGTTTGTTAGACCGACAGAAGTAACAGTACCGCCGGCAATATCATTAACCCAGCTAGTATTACCCTTTCCGTCAGTAGAGAGTATTTGTCCAACTGTTCCGTTAGTACCGGGTAATACAAAAGTTAGGTTGTTACTTAATCCTAACGGAGCACTTAAACTAATAGCTTTACCGTTATTAGCTAAATTAACTGAAGTTATTCCGTTAAGTATTGGATTTAAATTAACTGCGATATTACCCGAGGTAGTAACAGGGCTACCGGTAATAGTCAGGTTACTATCAGTGTTGGTTAGGCCTACAGAAGTAACAGTACCCCCAGCAATATCATCAACCCAGTTAGTATTACCTTGTCCGTCGGTAGAAAGTATTTGTCCTGATATTCCACTAGTAGAAGGTAATACAAAGCTTTTGTTACTATTTAATCCCGCTGGTGAAGCTAATGTATAACCATAATTATTTAAGTTATTTAAAGTAATAGTCTTTAAGACTATTTGTGATTTTAGATCAACTTCGATATTCCCAGCTTGTGTAACAGGACCACCG